ACGACCGAGAGTGCGAGAGGATTGAGGCAACCCTTTGGGGATTGCTAGAGCGAACGAAGTGACCATACACGCCGCAGGTAGAGACGCAAATGACACACCGTGAACTGAAATCACTTGTCAGGCAGTTTTTGCGAGAGATTCGGCACGTTCCGTTTCGGGCCGTAGACTGCGATCAAGACGCCGTCGATGAACTTCGCAGGCGGCTTCGGAAGGCTGCTGGCCCAGCCCGCAAGCGGCGGGCGGCGGTGCGCTACTGAGCGAAAGTGCGGCTATACCCAAACGGGTATGACGCTACTGCGGCGAGGTGCCGCCGCTGACTGACCCCCTGCGGCTCGCCCGCCGCGGTCGGCACACTTGGCCGCCATGACCGGCCATGAGCACGACCTCGCCCTCTGCGTCCACAGCTACTACGTCGGCGAGCTCGACGCCGGACGCCGGGCGTGCGAGCGGATCCTCGCCCGGCCCGACCTCACGGAAGAGATCGAGCACATGGTGCGGACCAACCGGACGTGGTACACGCCCACGCTCGACGAGCTCGCCAGCGTCCACCACCAGCGGATCGACGTAGAGCCGGCCCATGAGGGCTGGAGCCTGTTCAACCCCACGCTCGCGAGCTACGGCGGCGACCTAGTCGCCCTGGTGCGATCCTCGAATTACCAGATCATCGACGGCCGCTACGAGATGCCTGCGGCCGACGGCGGCTGCATCCGTACCGAGAACGTGCTCGTCAGGCTGCGGCCCGACCTCACCGTCGCCTCGGCACGCGTCGTCACTGGCCCCGACTACCCACGGACCGGCTTCGCAGTCACCGGCCTGGAGGACTGCCGGCTGCGATATACCCAAACGGGTATAGGCGTCTCGGCCACCGTCCGCGACGTGAGCCCCTTCGACGGCCGCTGCCGGATCGCGACCGCGGACCTCGATCTGCGGGCGGCCACGTTCTCGGGGCTGCGGGTGCTCGACGGGATCCACGTCCAGGACCACGAAAAGAACTGGATGCCGTTTGTGGGCCGCGAGGGCTGGCTCTACGCGGCGAACCACAACGGCCACGTCGTCACGGTGGACCCCAACGGCTCGATCCCGGGAGCGTGGCAGATTTCGCAGCGTCGCCCGTCGCCGGCCCTCGCCAAGCGGTTCCGTGGCGGCTCGCAACTGCTCCAGTTCGACGACGGCTGGCTCGGCCTGGTGCACGAGGTGGCGGGCCTCGGCAACCGCCGCGTCTACGAACACCGGTTTATCTGGCTGGACGCCGACCTTGAACTGCTGCGGGTCTCGCCCGCGTTCGCGTTTCGCGAAAGGCAGGCGATCGAGTTTGCCGCCGGGCTGGCGGTCAACGGCCACCGGCTGGTGGCCAGCTACGGCGTACGTGACGCCGAGGCGTGGATCACGGCGATCGAAGCCGACGACCTGCGGAGGATGCTCTATGCCGTCACCGTTTGAGGTGAAGATTTCCAAGACGCTGGCCGATGCGTGGCGGCCACACGACTGGTTCCAACTCGACGAGCGGGTCGCCCGGCACTACTACCGCAAGGCCAGCGTGGCCGCCGACGTGCGGCCGAAGCGGGTAATTGAGATCGGCACGCGGTGCGGCTACTCGCTTGTGTCGTTCGCCACGGCCTGCCCCGACGCCCGCTACCTGTGCATCGACGGGGCGGCCGATGACGACAGCCTCGACTGCCTCGCCCACTGGCAGAGCGTGGTGGAGCGATGGGCGATCGACGCCTCGCTTGTGGTGGTCAACAGCCGGGCGGTTCGCAGCCTGCCGCCGGCCGACTTTGCCCACGTAGACGGCGACCACTCCTACGCCGGGGCGCTGCACGACCTGCACCTCGTGGCCCAGGTGCCGGTGATCCTGGCCGACGACTGCTGCAACCCCGAGGTGCGGAAGGCGGTCGAGGAGTTTGCCCGCGAGAAGCGGCGGCGCGTGGATTTTATGAACGACGGGCTTCGGGAGGCAGCGGTCATCACATGAAGATCGGCGTCTACGCTCTGGCAAAGAACGAACGAAAGCACGTAGAGGCGTGGGCCGACTCGTGCCGGGAGGCCGACGTGCGGGTGGTCACCGACACAGGATCCACCGACGGCACGCCGGGGATCCTGATGCAACAGGGCGTTACGGTCTGTAACGGCTACGTCGTGCCCTGGCGGTGGGACGATGCCCACAACCTGTCGCTCCACCATCTGCCGCCCGATGTCGATGTCTGCATCCGGCTTGACCTCGACGAGCGGCTGCAGCCCGGGTGGCGTGAGGTGATCGAGCGGGAGTGGGACGACGCCCACAACAACCTCCGCTATCGCTATGTGTGGTCGTGGAAGGCCGACGGCGCGCCGGGGCTCGTCTTCTACTCTGACCGCATCCACGCCCGTCACGGATTCCGCTGGACGGCAGCGACGCATGAAGGGCTCGTCGCCTGGAACGGCGAGAAACGGCAGAAGTTTGTCGAGGGGCTGGAAATCCACCATCACCGCGACGCCGGCAAGCGGCACAAGACCGATCTCGCCCTGCTCCAGGTGGCCGTGCGAGAGGCCCCGCACGACGCCCGTGCCTGGTGGTATCTCGCCCGCGAAATGGAGTGGGCCGGCGACCCGCAGGCTGCGGCGACGTTCGTCCACTACCTCGGAATGAAAGGCGGCATGTGGACCGAGCGGGCCTACGCCTACCGCGCCCTGTTTCGCCTGACGGGCGACGAGAAGCATTTACACCACGCGGCGAAGGAGGCGACCGGCGAGCCCGACGCCTGGCAGCAGCTGGCGTTCTGCCACTACAAGCGGCAGGAATGGCGGGAGTGTCACGCCTTCGCCGCCCAAGCGATCAACGCCGACGGCCAGGGCACGCATGCGACCGATCCCGAGGCCAAGACAAAGGCCTACGACCTCGCCAGCGTGGCGGCCTGGAATCTCGGCCTGCGGCCCGAGGCCCTCCAGTTGGCGAGGGAAGCCGTGGCACGATGCCCGGGAGACCCACGCCTGACGGGCAACGTCGAGGCAATGGAGCGAATCCTGGAGGCCGCCGCGTGAGCCTGCTCAAAGACCTCGCCGACGCCTTGGCGGAAGCCTTGACCGGCTATTCGTGGAGCACTGTGGATGCGGCCCCGTCTGTATCGCGATCTAACTGGCCAAGCGTTGATATCGACGACATGGCCAACCCGGTGATCGTGGTCTCGCCAGGGAGTCAAAACGAAATCACTCGGGTCGATCGCTCAAAGCACCAATTCGACTACGAAATAAATGTGTTTGTTGGCCGGCACACCCCGACCGAGTCTGCCGCAAACCAAATGCTGGAGTTTGCGGAAGAAATCGTCGATGTGCTGCTCGCGAACGACTGGGGCGAACTGCAATTTCCAGCGACGAGCCCAATGTCGATCAGCCTCGACATCAACCCAGACGAGGGCCTGCAGGAACGCAACGTCTGGCGGGCCGTGATCTCGGTCACGTACAGGACGTTCCGCTGATGATCGGCGTCACTGTGAAGACGCGGGTCAAGATGAACGTGCGGCACGTCCGCAACCGCTACAAGGCGGGCAACAACAAGGCCCTCGACGCCGCGGGCTCGATGGTGCGGCAGTCGGCCAAGAAACAGTTCTCGCACCGGACGGTAAAGAAAAAGCCGCAGTGGCAGAAGGTCGGCGAGAAAGACGGGCGGCCCGTGCTCTCGATGGAGTTCCGGCCCCCAACGGCCGGCAAGGTCACCAGCTGGAAGAACCCTCGGGGCCGCGGGGCCACGACTACCGGTTTCCTGCGGACGATGGTCGAGTATCGACGGGACGACCGGAAAGAGTCGGTCGTGATTGGGCCGATGGACAAGGCGACTTGGCTCAACAAGCTTCAGGAGTTCGGCGGCTCGGCCCCTCGCGTCCTGAAACTGATCGGTCGCTACCCGGGGAAGTCGAAGCTCCTGCAGAAGTTCAAGCCGCCTGCCGGGATGCTCGGCAACGCTGGCGGCGGGCGAACGCAGGCCCGCGACAAGCGGGGGCGATACCGCCGCGGGGCCGCGTACGTCGGTATCTGGGTCGATCCGGCCCATACCCGAAAGGTGCACAAGGTGCTCCTTCGCGACACGGGCAAGATCAAGCCGGGGCGGTTCATGGCGAAGGGCCTCGACGCCAAGCGGGCCAAGCTCGCTGAGAAGTGGCGGGGCAAAATCACCGGCCCGTGACGCATCCACACCCCCTGCGGCGACCCTGCCCGCCAGCCCTATCGTGAGCGGCACACCCCGCACACGGAGCAGGCCACATGGCAGTGACCCTCGGCAAGGACGTGACGATCACGGGCATCGCAAACGCCCGCAGTGTCACGGTCAACAACTCGGCGAGCGAGATCGACGTGACCAAGTTCGGAGACACGGCCCGCAAGTTCCGAAAGGCGCTTATCGAGCAGACCGTCGAGGTCGAATGCGTGGACGACCCAGGCGTCGAGGCCGGAAACACGTTCACGCTCGGTGGAACGCGTACCGGAAACGTCGCGTACGTCGTGACCAGCGTCGCGCAAGCCGATCCGGTCGATGGGATTCAGACGTGGACCGTATCCGCCAGCCGCCACGCCGCATAACTCAGGAGCATCTCCATGTCCATTGTTCTTGGTAAGGACGGCTCGGCCCCTCCGTTCGGCGCTGACATCATCTCGGCGACCTATACGGAAGAGTGCGAAGTCATCGACGTGACGAACCGCGCTAACGAAGGCGGCGCGGCAGGTGAAGCTGGTTATCGGGCCTACAAGGCCGGTTTCAAGACGAAGATGTGGGAGATCGAGTGCCACGACGCCACGGGCGTGGTCACGCAGTTGACCACAAACGCGTCGTCTGGTTTTACGGTCATGAGCGTCAACGAGAACATCGGCATCGACGGAGCCGTGACGTTCACGATCACCGCACGGGAGGCTTGATCCCGTGGCGATCCTGCTGGGCAAAGATTGCGCCGTCGATATCGGCGGGCAGGTCTTTTCCGCCCGGCAGGTGAGCGTCCAGCGTACCGCCCGCACGATCGACGTAGAGGAGTTCGGGAGCCGGATGGCAACCGTCTACTCCACTGGTTACGACACCGTGCTCTCGTGCGAATTCAACGATTCGGATGACGCTGGCGGCTTCCGCGAGGCGCTCATTAACGGGCAGCAGTTGTTAGTCCTCAGCACCGGCGGCGCGGGGCTCACGATGCCTGCCGTGATTACAAGCTTTTCCGAAAACCAACCCGTCGATGGAGTGGTGACCTGGACCGTGGAAGCACGGCTATGTCGCGACGGCTTGGCCCCTACGTGAGGTGAATAATGCGGGAGTTTCGTGACAACGAGGGTCGTCCCTGGCAGGTGGCGTTAACCGTGGCATCTGCCCTGCGGGTGCGGAACATGGTCACGGTGGACGTGACGGTCGAGGAGGAGTTGCCAGACGGCGGCGTGAAGACTGAACGCAAGACGCTGCCCTTTGACCTTGTCGATGTGGCGTCGCTGTCGCAGACGTTCCAGGTGCTTCGCGGCCAGTTCGCCAAAGTGGGCGAGTCGCTGTACGCGATCCTGACCAAGCAGGTTGAGGAGCGGAAGCTGACGAAGGATCAGTTCCTCGACGGGCTTCGCGGCGATTCCTTAGAGGCGGGAGCGAAGGCCCTGGAACAGGAGCTTGTCGATTTTTTCCCCCAGCGCCTCCGTCGAATGGTCGGGCTCCTCGCGGCAAAGATGGACGAAGTGGCCGGCGAGATGCTCGACAAGGCGGAGGCGGGGCTGGCCGAGGTGAAGGCGTCGGATCTGCCTGGAGTGCGATCTGGGAAGCCGCAGGAATCCTCGGCGTCCACCCCGGCGAGTGGACCTTCCGGCAACTCGCCGCAGCCCGAGACGCCCGCCTCGAACACGACT